ACTGCTGCTACTTTATACTTTGTTGACTTATTTGTATCTGGGGAAACCAGAAAACAGAGTTTTGTAACTTACGCAGGAACACAGTATAGAGTAATACAGAATGCTGATTGGACTGCTCAAGCAGGTATATTTGTATATGCAGCAGACAGACATATTACCCAGGACAAGATATGAACCATTGCTCAAGAGATGATTTATACAATCAGTTCATTACCTTAATCAAAACGGTTACAGGCAGAGATTGTTGGCGTAAATATGGTATACAATCACAACCTGCTGGTACATATGCAACCTTGGAACTATCTGAATGTACTATGTCCCCTGTATCACCTGTAGCCAAGGTGAGTAACACTCAGACACTGATAACAGATCCTGCTTATTCTCAGGTTGCTTGGGGTCAGAGTTTGATTCAGTGTAAAGTGGAATTTTTCAGAAATGAATTGGTGGATACTGCGTTTGATGCTGCTATACGGTTTAGAAACTCTCTGTTGTTAGAGGATAGATATTGGGATGTATGGAATTATTGTGGTTTGGTGGGTGATATCAGAATGATTGACGTTTCCACCATGTTCAGAGCAGATGTTGAGGGTAGAGCAGAAATAAGATTCTCAATATATGCTAACCTAAGTAATCCATTACCACTACCAAATACAAACATAACTGATATTAGTGAATTTGAGTTGAAGGTTTACAGAGATTCTGAATCAACTGATAATCTTGTAATTGATACAAATATTCCAGAATAGGAGGATATTATGAGTTATGTAGTATCATCGCAAACACTTCCATTGTCCATGGATGTGAGTATTACGGTATCATCCAGTCAGTCTGCTCTTGCTACTGATTTGAGTGTACCTTGTTTTGTTGATTCAGGCCTGGGGTTTATGCCCAATGCTAACCGGGTTAGATTTTATTTGACTCTTGCTAGTGTTCTTGATGACTTTGCTGCTAACACTAAAGCATATGCAGCCGCTCAAGCATTCTTTGCACAAACTAACCCAGGAGAGATGGCGATTGGTGAAGCATACACTGCGGATCTGCAAGCACAACTGATATCTGGAGAATTGTCAGCATCTGAACTTTCTGCCATTGAGGTTGTTACCACTGGATCAATGAAAGTAAGTGTCAACGGTTCTGAAAAGACTTTGGACATTATGGATTTTCATGCAGCCACTACTATTGAGGGTATTGCTGCTGTAATTCAAACTGAACTGACCAGTCAGAGTATTGCTGCAACTTGTGCAGTTGTAACATACCCTGGTGGATCAAAACGTATTGTTATCAAAACCACCTTGGTTGGAGGTACTGCTGCACTGACTTACGCTTCTTCACCTGCAACTGGTACTGATGTATCAGCATTGCTCAACTTTACCTTGGCAACTGGTGCTACTTTGTGTCAAGGGTATACGTATGTGAGCCTTGCAGACGAACTTCAAAGCATTTCCAACGCAGCGAGTGCCCAGAGTAAATTTCTATATGGTTGGTGTCTTGCCAGAACCTTCACCTCAGTATCAGATCAATTGAGTGCAGCAGCTTGGGCACTATCTCAAACCTATGCAATCATGGGATTGTGTTATACAAATGTGAATGCTTATGATGCAGGTGTATCAACTGACTTGGGCTCAGAGTTAAAAGAGTTGAGCAACAAACGAGTTTTTGCAGTATGGCATGATGACACCAGTGTATACCCTGAGATGAGCATTTTGGCATATATGCTTTCTGTTGATTACAACCAAAAAGATAGTACGGTGACTGCCAAGTTCAAAGAGTTACCTGGTATTGGTACAGCAACTGTAACTTACTCTCAATACCTCATCTTGCTTTCAAAAGGGTATAATGTATATACTCTTATGCAATCCAATGTAAAGGTTGTTCGTGAGGGTGAAACAGAAAATACTTCCTGGTACCTGGATACTGTTATCAACATTGATAATTTTGTCAATGACCTGCTTGTTAATGTATATAATGTTTTCCTTCGCAATGCTAAGGTACCATATACTAGAACTGGTCAGGCATTACTTGTTGATGTGTGTAGAGATACTGGGAACAAATATGTGTACAACGGCAGTTTTGCTGATCGTTTGGTATCAGATACCTCAAATAAAGATGGGTATAGCATTACCCCCGCGGTTGCTATCACACCAACACCTATTTATCAAATGAGCGCAGCTAATCGTGCAGCACGTACTGGGCCTCCAATTAAACTGGTTGTTCAGGAGGCTGGGGCGATTCATAATATTAATATTTCTGTCAACGTTGTGGAGTAGGGGGAGAATCATGAAGCCAAAAATGGAAATGGTTTTAGGTGAGTATCATGTCCATGATGAGTCTGGAAAAAGAGTTGGGGAGATATATTGCAAAGTATGAAGCAAAAGAACATCTTGATTCTTTGATAGAAGAGTATGAACAGAAATCAAAAATAGATAACTCATTTCAAAATGGTGTAATGAAAGCGCAGAATGCTATCAATGAGAAATTTGGCAATGTTGGAATCGTGAATCTGGATATGAGTAAAGTAACGGATGAAACCAGAGGTAGGATAGATGCTATGACCCATAAGGAACCAGACCATAGAGATAGAAATAATAAAGAATATATGTCAGCGTATGAAAAAGCAATTAGTTTTATGGGTAGAACCAAGAGTGGAAGCACCTCACCACCTTACGTTTACAGATAATTTAATAAACTATAACATATTGGAGGTTAGCTGATGAGACGAAATATTTATCTTCAAAGCGGTCACGTAGTTGTGATTGGGGGAATACCAGTTACCAACTTTGCTGAGGGTGACTTCATTCAGATTCAAACAGAAGGCGGCTCTGCTTCACGTATAAAGGGCGGAGACGGCCCTGCCATGTCATTGAGTGTAAAGCAAGGTGGAAAGATCACAGTGTCAATTCTGCCCACTTCCCCAGCACTTGGTTTACTACTATCATTACGTGAAAGAATGATATCCAATGGTACCTTGTTCTCAATTGTCATTATGTCAGGAGTTGAAGAGATTATCACTGCTGGTGGATGCGGGTTTGGTGAACTCCCACAGTTTGCTACTGGTGGAGATAAAATGACTGCCAGAAATTTTGATATTGAATGTTTGAACATCAACCTGGATACATCAGGTGTTGAAGCTGTAACTGGAGGTCTGCTGTAACATAACCACAACGTAAAGGAGAGACAGCGTGGGATACGAAAGAAAAGATTTACAGATTGGTGAAAATATGTACTCAATACTTCCAATACCTGTCCAACCCCAAGGTATCAGGATTGCTTTGAGAACCACCTCATTGCTTGGAGGACTAATTGGGGTGCTTGGAGCAGTTGCTTCTGGAATCCAAGACGCAGCACAACAATTCAGTTCTGCATTGGCTGAAGTAGATCCTGATAAAGCTCATGCCCTTCTTATGGATGCAGTTATCGCATCCAAACTTCACTGTAACAATGAAGCAATACATACAGTTGAAACATTCACCATTCACTTCAATAATCATCAAGACGAAGTATTTCAAGTTATGTCTTGGTGTCTCTGGGAGGGTGTGAAGGGTTTTATTCCGCTGACACTGCGTTCGATGTTGACAAATGTGGCCAACAGCGGGGTGTCAGCATTCCAACAGAGTGGACAGCAGAATACTGGATTGGGAAACCTATCTGGAATGGGTTCTGTACCTGGTCAGAAATGACCAATGGCACGATAACTCTTGAAGACCTGATAGAGATACACAGATCAATGAATCTCAAGTTTTGGATTGAATCTAAACAACAGGAAATGACCAATGGCGACAACAGTTGTTGATGAGTTAGTTACAGTACTCGGATTGAAGATGAGCCCAGGTGCCGGTGCCATAGTTGGCGGGTTCACCACGATGATGGGTAATCTTCATAACATGGCCACCAAGGTAACTACCGGCTTGACTGCTGCTGGAGTTGCTCTTGGTGGTATGTTTGCTGCTGCAACTCATACTGGTGCTGAGATTTACAAACTATCTGATATCCTTGAAGAGTCATCTGAAGAGTTACAACGTTGGGGATTTGCCATGCTTTCTGTGGGTGGTAATACTGCTCAAGGTATGGATATGATTAAGCAGCTTGAGACTCATATGAAGTCCCTCAATCCTGGGGAGTATATGGAGATTGCTGCTCGTTTTGGTTTGAATCCTGATCAGATGAAAAAGGGTTCAGAACTTGCTCTTGCTATTGCCGAACGATTCCATACCATGACTAAACAGGAAAAGTTGAACCTCGCTGGTAAGTTTGGGTTGGATGACAATGGATTAAGATTGTTAGGTCATGGTCGTGAACAAGTTGAAAAGTTATTGGCATCTACACCAAAGTCAGCAATACTGAATGATAAAGACCTCAAGAATTCAATGAACTTGAGTGTTGAATGGGGCAAGATAAACCTTGAAATACGTAGGACAGTTGACCACTTGTTGATGAGATTTTCACCTGTTGTTTTATCCATTCTAAAGGATCTTGAAAAATGGTTCAATAAGTTATCTACATCTAAACTTGAGAAGTTTTTGGATGCAGTGGGAAAAGGGGTCAAACTATTCTGGCAAGAACTAGTCCATCTCATAAAAGAAATTGACGCAGCATACCCTGGAATCAGAGAGTTTATATCCAATTTAATGGGCGCCCACGAGTGGAGTGGTGCAGTTAAAACAGTGTTATGGTTATTAGTGGCTGCATTTGTTGCCGTTAATGCTAAGATTATTTTGGTCAGTTTAGCTATTACTGGTATCATTGCTCTGTTTGCTGAGATGAAAAAAGGCACTCAAGATTCAGGTGAAGCAGTGTCTGAATGGAGTAAAACATTTGATGATTTTGAGAAGAAATATCCACACATAGCAGACCTCATGGGGAGACTCAAGAATCTGTGGAAAGAAACAATGGATTTTTGGGTTAGTAATAAAGGTGCCGAAGTGTTCAAGTCAGTATTGAGTGCACTTGATAGTGTATTTGATAAAATGCTCAAGGTATATGATTTTGGATCAAAAATCCTCACAACTGAGTTGGAATTTATGAGAAACCCTGCTGAATTTGTTATCGGTGGTCTCAGGGATAAAGGATTAAAGGAGCAACAGACAGCTAATGGGTTATTCAAGAATGGTGGAGCACTAGAGAAGTTTATGTCCAATAGTGGTAAAGTTGGTGACACCATTGTTAATATCACTTTGCCGTCTGGTCAGGTTCAATCCGTAACATTGCCAAGGAATTCCGGTAGTCACGATATAAATTTGGGTAGCTCACTTTCTGCAGTTCCATCGAGATAACTATGGGTTTTCAATCTTCAGTTCAACAATTCTATGGATCAGATCTTGTACCCTCTGCATTAAGCACTGGCAGATACATTTCTGTTGCCAATTCACTTATTGGGGGTAAAGTAACCTCAATCTTACAGAAACAAAAGTTGATGGCCAAGGCCAAAGCAACGGGATATGGTACTGATACTTCAAATTATCAAGCTCAAGAAGCCTATGTGGCTGGTATCCCGGTTAGCACTCGTATGCAGGAAACCTATCAGTTACAATCAGAAGCAACCTTACATGCTCTTGAATCTGGTGCTAAGGTAACTGACCACGTCATACTCAACCCTCTGAAAGTTGACTGTAGTTTTACTGTTGTCAACATGAATTATGCTGCACCAAGAACGATATTACAACACTTCATAGATCTATGGCAATCCAGAAACATTGTAACCTTGATAACTGAGCATCAATTGTTGGAAAATATGGTGCTTATTAACTTACAAGCTGACAATGCTGCTCCTGAATGGGGTAAACTTGATTTTAGATGTACTTTTCAGCAAATTGGATTTTATACTTTGGCTGAGGTGAATATTTCAAATGATGAGTTAGCATCAAGTGCAAAAGGTGCCACTTCATCAACATTACAAAATACAGGGGTGACAACCAGCCAAACTTACACTGATGCAACATCAGCATTCTCAGGTACTGGAACACCGGGGTTTTAATTATGTCAAAAGAACTTAATTCAGAGTTGTATGGGCAAACTATAACAGTGTTGCCATTAAAACCCATTTCTAATCAAACAACTACGTTTATTATCAATGGATCCAACTACTCATTTTTGTTCAAATGGGATGCTACAATTAGTTGTTGGTTGTTTGATATATCAGACTCTTCTGAAACTTTGAAAGCGAGTGGAATAAAACTGATCCCTGATTTTGATCTATTGCTTGGATATAGGGAATTAAAGAGATTATTTGGTCAATCACTAGCAGCAATAGAGTTAAAGACTGGTGATTATCAGGTGTTTGACAATCTGGGTAGTTCAGTTTTGCTTTGTCTTGTTGCGTCAGTTCCGAGTTACGATTCAGATGGGGTAGAGAGCGTGTCTGATTTGACTACAGGACAGTGTATTGTTGCTCTAGACGGTGCAACAACAATTAAGTTGATACCGAGTATGGCTCAATGATAAATCCGTTTATACGACAAATTGAAGTCAATATTTTTCCAAACTATCTCAAGGGTGGTTCTAATCCAAGTTGGCAAGCCAAAAGTGATGGAAGTGCTAACTCCTTGAGAATTCAATTTGCAGTAGCTAGACATATCAGATCAACCAGCACACCTACTGAGATTAGATTGTTCAATCTCAAGGAGGACACAAGACAATTTTTATCCTCTCAGAGTAAGGGGTGGGTGCAGATCAAGGTTGGATACAGAAACACTACACTGGTTGATTTATATCAAGGCAGTTTGACCTCAGTGCTGTCAGATAGAAATGGTGTTGACATAATTACCACTTTGTTCTGTTCTGACGCAACAGATGAAGCTAGGAAACAGATATTCAACATGAGCCAGTCAACTGGTGTAAAGAAGATTGATGTTTCCAACATGAATGATACCACTGTGTATGCTTGGATTAATGCGTTATCCAATGAGATTCCTGGGGTTCAATTTGCTGAACAAAACATCAAAACCAAATTGAAGTCAACTGAAACCAAGTTACCCAAAGGATACAGCACTTCAGGTAAGTCAGCATTTGCGATACTCGATGATCTGTCAAGACGATATGGATTCAGTTGGCATATTTCAAATGGTTTATTTTATCTTACTGATGATAATGAACAGTATGACATATTTTTTGAAGTCAGCGCAGCAAATGGTATGTTGAAAAGAGCAGAACCTGGTTTGATTAGTAGATTGTACAGAGAGGATAAATTGGCAACAATGAACATCCATAGTTTGTTATTGCCTCAATTGATTCCGGGCATGGGTGTTAAACTGGTATCAAAATTCAACACTCAGTTTAATCGAGTGTACAAAGCATTTGGAATCAATCATGTTGGGGACAGCCACGGAGAAACTTGGGATACACACACTGAAGCACTTGTGATCCAAGGAGGGTAGCATGTTTATTGCTGGATCAAATACAGCGCAATATATACACGAGGCAATGTTGTTGCACTTGCGTTCTAGCGTTAATACTTGCATTCCCGGCATTATTGTGTCATTTGATGCCACCAATCAAACAGCTAGCGTTCAACCAGCTATTAAAGACCGAATTCAGATTGATGATGCGTCCTATGAGATCACCCCAGATACTTTGATTACTGCACCAGTACAATTCCCTGTTTCGATTGCCGCTGGTCTTGCTTTCACCATACCAGTTCAGAAAGATGATCCATGTTTGTTGTTGTTTAGCCAACGTGCTCTCGATAATTGGCAAACCACTGAGGGGGTATCATCAGCAGAAGATGAAGCAGAAATGATTAGGTGCTTTGATAAGGTGGATGTAATATGTATTCCTGGTGTACTTCCACTGCCATATAA